AAGTAGCATCAACACCATTTGCAAGTCCTTGAACATTCTCAATAAGAAGTCCGTTAATCTCATGGAAATCTGTTAGATTGTGATTTTTGACAGTCAATATCATTGTAGGATAGCCAGTTATATCGATATTAGTTATTTCTAATGCAGGTGCATTTCTACTCAGTTTATTATCCATTATAAACGTAAAACCTTGTTGGTTTCCTGCTAATACATAACGATAATATGATTGACCGACACCACTTCCCCATAAAGAGGAATCTCCACTCCATAATCCATGATCTTCGCCCCAAGTTAGATCAACATCCGTTAAACCTTGAGAATATCCAAATGCTGTTATGGAATCATCAAAAAATGCCCATGAATCATTTTTATAATTATAAACCATCATGCGATCTGGATATTTTGTATCATGTTGTGAGTTTGGAAATGTCCAATATGCTATCTCATTAACAAAATCACGTATACCAGCAACTCGTTCAACCCCATCTTTACCATTATGTATTTTAAATACTGTATCTGGTATTTTTTCATCAATACGTTTAACATGCAGACCGTCACATGAATGAATACCATTCTGACCAACACCTAAAACTAGATCATCTAATAAAATTGATGAAAATGTAGATTCAGCGCCAATATTATCGTCAATTACCTGCCAGGCAAAAGGCTGAACTTTATTACCTGTATAAACAAGTTCCCATGTACTACGTTCAAAATAAACAATTAAACGATCTTTAAAAATCCTAGCCGTTATAATCGCTTCCTTTGTTGAAGCATTTATAAAACCACCATGCCCTGGATCATCATCCATCCATGCATTTGCACTTAGAGGACCAGCTGCTGCATGCCAACGTGCACGATTTGCAAACGTCCGGTCTACCGGATTACCTGCACCATCATCAACAGACTCCAAAGTATTTAATGCAATTAAAGTATTCTTGAATGTGACAATCAAACGTGCTGATTGTAATATAAAATTAGCCGCAACTATAGGAGCCGCATTATTTAACTTTGTCTGGAAGCCTCCACCTGCCACACGTGTAAAAGTAGTACCATCCCAATAACAAATACTGTCAGCTCGATTATTATTTACAACATAGAGAATATATGAAGAGCTTGTAACTCCTCGATAATTTGTTCCCCAAAAGAACTGATGATCATCACCTGTCCAGGCTAATGTGCCCGCACGAGCCCATGCACCAGTTGTTGCATCTCGTTCGTATGAAAAACGGGTATCAAATCCTACTACAGCTTCTTCATTTATAGCTATTGTTTCATATAATGGAAGACCCATAACGGGCAATGATGGATACCAATATATCTGTGTTGTTGCTGGAGCACCTGCAAAAACATATGTACCGTTAGTTGTATCAAATGTTGCTGTTGCTGTTGCTACGGTCTCTAGCATCGGCTGAGCAACACCTACAGTTGTTACAGAATACATAGCTGTTCCTATGGAGAACATCTGACCTAGTTCACCTAAAGCCCCTGGAACTACTGCAGTTGCATTCCCAGCTCCATCAGTTATACCGACTGCCGCTCCACCTGAAATAGCAATTCGCAAACGAGAACCTAATTGTTGTGTTGTCGCATCATCCCATGGAAACAATCGAGATCCTAGACGTTTTTTCACACGGCTGCGCCACACATAAGCATTACGTAATAACGAGAACGAGTCTTCTGGTTGTAACCAAGGCTTAACTTTAGTTTCTAACCCAGACTCATAAGGTCCGATAAAGAATGCTTTGCTAGCCATATTAGACTCCAATAGCTAAATAAAAGAATCCTACAGGACCATACGCACCAGTTGTAGTTCGATGCGATGAATATACTTCAAAAGTTGTCCATGGAGCAAGATAATCATTAAGACGAACAAATCCATCTCCATCAGCGGCATTAGTATAACCTGTTGAAACCTGAACCGAATAAACAGCTGTAAATGCTGGAATAGTTGCACCAACTGGAAAAGTATATGTATACACTCCCGCAGTTGCAATACCATTACCCCATTTCATTAATATCCCCGATGGCAATCGTGTCCATCCTGTTGTTGTTCCACCAGTCCCCGTAAATTCAACCACAGCACCATTACTTTCTCTCCTAAGGCATAACTCGCTTACTGAAGTATATGCTCCTTGTCGTGAGAATATGGCCGCTTCATTAGCTAATGTAGTTGGACTTGCGGCTTGTTCAGGTAATGTAACAAAATTATGTTTACCCCAATCAGCAGCAGCATTAATAGCAACATGGTCTATTTCAAATGAGCCTGCTATACCAAGAAAATTATTTCTGATTAAAGGTTGAGACCCACTTTTTGTTTGGGTTGATAATGGTGTATCACTATATGTATATGGACCAGCCATAATATCTCCTACTTAATTATCTAAACCATCTTCCTGGGAATCCAGATTGTAGTTGTTGTGTATATATAGTAGACGTTCGTTCATTTGATTGTTGAACTAATGTTCTACGTAAGCATAAAAGTTCTTGCTGTTTAAATTCAGGCAATATGAGATTAACAGATTCCATATCCATACGGTCTTCAAACACTTTTTTAGCTGCACCGTAGGCTATATAAGAACCATGTTGTTGTAATTCTGGTTCAGCTCCCGCAGTAAGCAATGCAGTTGGCCTAATATATGTCTCTAAGTCAATAGCATAAGACTGATCCGGAACAGGACGTACAGTGAATCTATTATCAAAGTACAAGATTGTTTGTGGACGAGCAGCTTGATAAAGAACTGTTTGAGCATAAATAGGTTCAGTTGTAGCAGGAGCATAAGGGAAGGTAAAATCATAAACACCCGTTATGTAATTTATCTCTCCACGACTCACATTTTCCTCAGGCCAGATAAGATCACCTTCAGCTGTTGGATTACCTGTAACAGGGTCGATACGTGGGACATCAGAGAGTACTATACCTTTATTATCTGCATCAATTGACGTAAATATTACGGCATTTTGTAATATCGGAGTTCCACTTAATGTACCTGTGAAAGTTGTAGTTCCGCCATTACCCGTTGCAATTCGTTTTTCATTTTGGATTCGTGGATAAATGTTATAAAAATCATTACGAGACTGCGTGAAATATGCTTTATAACCCGCAACATACATTGGATCATGACTTGTTATATAAGCGTTTTTAAAGTTATAGAGTGGGTCATCTGCACGAATAACATTAGTATCATATACATCAACATTAGGTTGTGTATAAAATGTTAATTTCTTCCTAAATGTAAATAACCGTAGACTCTCAGGAAAATCATACAATACAAAGTCATTTATATAATTATCTAACTCTGCTGTTGTTAATTGAGATTCTGATGGGGACCGTGTCAACCGTCTTACTTTTGTTCGAATATCTGCTAATGTAGCTGGCATTATACCTCCTAAGTGTGTTATTCTGACACATTTCGTACTGCAACATTATATACATCTAATATATTACCAACCGGAACACATGTAGCAGTTTTATTATAATATGGTGGTGAAGCTGGTACCACAAAAGTATCAAACCCAGTTGAATTAAGAGCCATACTAAATGTGGTTGGTGAGAGCACTGTTATCTCACCAACATGCTTATCAATCTGAACCATACCATAATATGAAGGTACGTTAATGCGAAGAATTAATCCGGAAACATAGTCATGGGCGAAGCTTGTCGTAATAACGACAGGATCTGCCTTAGTAATAACAGTAATCAATCTCATAGCTGGTTGATATCGTGGATCTGGATTAGCGTACCATTCTGGCATAGTCTATCCTTATTTTGGTAATGAAGGTAAATCATTAAGGGTTGCTTCTTCTATCAATGAAGGTCCCATATCTTTAATATCTTCAATATCCATAAACTCTAAGTTCTCAAAAGAGCATCTACGAATTCTTCGTTTAGCCATTGTTGATGGTTTACCATTTCGGTCTAACAAATACTGATGCTCAAAACGACCAACATTATTGTTTAAATGGCGAGCAACACCTTTTGGTATCGTATATATTTCACCATCTGCAAGGTCATATCTCATCACAGGATCACCCTTATAGGCTTTATACACCAAAGAGAGCGTAGCCCCTGGAATCTCATGATAATTAAAACGGCCTCGTACTAATTCTGCATCTTTTGCTCGTAATTGTGCAATATTAACTTTCTTTTTCTGTGTTGGCTTATTTGCACCAACAACCACTGTTCCTACATTTTTCTCTGTCATAAAGCTCCTTGTCTGAGGGGGAATATTCCCCCTCATTATGTTAATTATCTATTACAGTTCATTTAAATTACTGAAAGATTTACCGGCACACCATTTCATAATGTCGCCGTTACCAGCTCCAGTAGTTACATTAGAACCCGCAGGACTTAAAGTTCCTAAGGCTCCGCCAGCAAGATTACCAACATGCAATCTCATACCGATATAGGCAGTGTTACGTGTTGCATCTGCAAGAATATCAACTGCTCCAGTTAGAGCTGTTCCCATATCCATACCTACAGGTGTTACTGTTGGTACAGTGAAAGGAAGATCTGCTTGAAGAGCGAATGTAAATGCAGTGAATCCGGCTGAATTAATATCAGTTGTGATTGTAGATGCTGTAACTGCGGTTACAATTCCTTCAACACCATTAATCTCAGTCATTCCAAATGAAGCACTTGGAAGATTAACACGTATTTTCTGTCCAACTGTATATCCATGTTGAACCGAAGTTGTAATGACAGCGGCAGCTGCAGCAGTCAAATTTACAATGTAACGGTAACGTGGGTAGAAAATTGGATCGTACGGAATTACTCGGTAGAAACCGGTTGTTGCTGCTGCTCCAGGTGCATTAGCCATTGCATAACGCATACCGAAACTAACTCCAGCATTGATATTATCAATTTCAAAATCCCATCCAGAAAGCGATAAGGCAGGTGTTGATCCAGAAAGTCGAACGATACTTCCCGTTGCTAGTCCATTTGTATTAGCAGCTGAAACTGCTGGAGTAGTAGCATTTGTAGTATTTGTTATAGCACGTGCAGCACCAGGGGCTGTATCGCTTGAGTCTATAAGTGTAAAACCAGAACCAGCAGCACATGCTTGAACACCAAGAGTAGTATCAGCAGCAGGATGGAAATAGCACAGTCCAAGCCCGTCAGCCATTCCACGTTGCCAGTAATAATGAGTTCCACAATCCGCATTTGTTGCAACTGATTGAGTCCAGTTAACAACTTTCATCCAGTCTACATCTGAACGCAAGGTGATAATTTTATCAACAGGCACGTCAGCTTGTCGATATTCGCCTTGCATAATTATAGTGTTATCCATATTTAAAATCTCCTATGATTGTTTAAGACGATTATCGTCTTGACGATTATCGTCAATTTGCTCGTGTAGCACGTAAATTCAACGTCCATAGATCATTGGTTATTCGAGTAGCAAAGCCCATCTTCCAACCAATAGAAGCATTAAGTGCTAATGGTGAATCATATATTGGTGGTCGATAGATAAATTGGTTACTCATTCCATCTTGATCTACAATCGTAAAGGCTTCAGATCCCATACAGAAAATGTTGTAAACATCATTCCCTGCTGCTGAACCAGCTGTGGTTACTGAACCCTCAGACGATACGAAGAATCGGAGATTTTGAACAGATCCCCACTCAGAAGGAAGAATGTTCTTCTGTTGTGGATAGTTTGCAGCATGTGTAAAGCCATCAACATCATTCATATCCGATGTTAAATCACTGTCACACAAAGCCCAGTAACTGTTACGTATTGGAGCAGTCCCGAACTTGTCAGCACCTTCAATACCTTGTGATATAGTCTTTGCATTGTTTCCCAACAATGTTTGAACTATAACCGAGATATCAGCTGCTGTTAATTCAGTCAATCTGTTACTTTTGTGACCTTTTCAGGCGGGGAAGCTCTTCATCTTCCCTCTCCGACTTTCGTTCGGAGGTCAGACTATCGTATCTCAATAGCAGTTGCCACTGAGTCTTTCCGCTTAGTCGTTCACGCTGCACAGCCGAAGCTTGCTTGCGCCTTGTCACCCACAACTTTACTTGCTAGGGACTCCAAGTCAATCAGGAAAGATTTTACAACCCCACACATTTTAGGGTTGTCGCCATTAACCCCACCTACACAGTTTATCACTGCGGCGGTACCGGCTAACATGTCACGAACAAGTTGGTCTTCTGTCATACGGAGAGAGACACCTAAACGAATGCCTGCCTCTGTCAAAACTGGATCTTGGACTTGCAAAGTGCATTAAACTTTTACTTTTTATGACCAAATATTTACTATTTGGCGGGAGGTCTTGTTAATCCCTCCTCCGTATATCTCTATACGGATAAGACTGTCGCTTTACCTTTCGGTATCCACTCGCCTCAGTCGTTCACGCTACCCACTTTTATTTTTTACTTACTATGTTATACTTTTATAAACGTAACGGAGACATTAATATGAGAATATTTACTATAAAATCAAATAATTCTGATATCGTTCTGGCATATATGGCTGGAATAATCGATGGTGAAGGAAGTATAACCATAACTGACTGTACTAAAAAACAATCCCGAACCTTTTTTACGACTTCATTAGGAATATCAACAACTGATAAAGTATTAATCGATTGGGTTGTTGATAAATTTGGTGGTTGGAATTCATCTTATACACCAAAACAAACTCCTAAAAACTCTAGGAAGAAAGTTTATCGCTGGCAAATAACTGGAGAAAACTTAGAAACACTTCTTAAATTGGTCTATCCCTACATTGTCATCAAAAAACAAGAGATTGAGATCATGTTAGCAATGAGAAAGACATTCACAAAGTCATCTAAAGTTATTTCTCCTGAAATAATTGAATTGCGTAAAAAATATACCACTCAAATAAAAAAGATCCATTGCCGAAACTATAACAATAGCAAAAAATAATCGCTGCTTGCGCCCTGTCGCCCTCGTCTTGACGATTATCGTCTTACGTTAGGGTTTCCAAGTCAATCAGAGCAGATTTTAAACAGGCCATTTTCTGCAGTCCAAGAAATGTCAAAGATCATAAGTAAAACTTTAGTTAACCTGTTCATTTAAAATTACAAATTGGCCATAGAATTCCATTTTCACATCCAAATCGACTCTGGCCAGTGCGGTTGAAGGTGGCGTTACGCCTGTATTATCAAGAGGTACGGGCGCTGTTGGCAACAGATCATAACGGCTCATACGCAAAGTATTTCCACCATTTTTAGGCATACGTTTCTTCATAGCTGGTATTGTATGAATCAAATTAGGAGTTGGTACGCTTAAAAGGAGGGCATCAAAACTTTGCTGTATTTGGGGAGGTAATATTGTTGTTGTAGTAATGGGCATAGTTTTTTCCTCAAATATATTGTTAAAACATCAACATATTCAAGATGACGAGTCTTAAGAATAATCCTCACCAGATTACCCTTTGTGAAAAATATCACTTCAGTCGTGGGTGAGTGACTTCCTACATAAAGTATTACAACTCGTGGGTGAGTGACTTCCTACATAAAGTATTACAACTCGTTATAGTCATAACAGAAAAAACATTAGAATTACAACAAATCGATATAGATAAACATCCCCAGGATTTTACTCCCAGGGATGAAAAAAGGAGAGAGTCATGAAGACTGTTATGAATTTCTTATTATCTCTTTAGCTTCTTTCCAACGTTGTTCTTTAAGTTCATCAGTTAATCCATTAGCAAAAGCATTAGCTCGTGATAATGGAGAATCACCTTGTTGTGGAGCTATTGAGGTTACTGTTCTTGGTTTATTGCTGTTTTTAGCAATAGCTTGTTTATTGATATCATTATGCTTCTTATTCTCTACAAAGCCGTAACGTTTGATTGATTTATATGCTGTAACAGCTTGACTATGCAGATTGCGATTAGAAGCAATTGATTCAGCAAGTTCAGGATCAGCATCTTTGAGCATAGAAATGGTCTCATTATTAACTACTTCATCAAAATCAGGGTATGTTGACCGTATTTTAGACTCTATCACTTGGGCTTCTAGCTGCGCTATCCGCTGTGATTGCTTCTTCTCTAAACTCTTGAAATGCTTGCCTTCAAGAAGATCATCATCACCAATTACAAACTCTTCATCGTGACGATTATCGTCTAGCTGTTGTTGCTGTTTTGGTGAAGTCCGACGATTATTATCGCCTTGGCTCTCTTGCAGCCTGCGAACTGCATCATCACGTTCACGTTCCGCTTTATCCGCTTTATCACGTAATTTACGCCAATCAATAACATTTTGGTTGCCTTGACGATTATCGTCACGACGATTATCGTCAACTTCTTCCTTAGGAGTCGTCTCCGCTGGAGCAGTCTCAATTTCTTCAGTTGGTGTATTATCTACAGTAACAGACTCAGATATTGCAGTATCTTCTACCGGTTCAGTCTCTGTTACTTCAACGTCTTTATCTTCAGTCATAAAAACCCTTTGTTTCCACAGTTTCTTTGTTTAATTTTTTACATCTTCTTAAAAACGTATCATCATAGAAATCTAATACTTCTGTACGCAAATCATGAAAATATTCTGGAACTTCTAATGGATATTGATGTGCATAAATACACCAATCTCTCTGAGGAACCGCCCATAAAAATTCTAGAGTATCACTTGATCTATGATATTTATACATATTTTGACCATAATGCGGAGTTCCACAGGAATCTCTATCTGTTATTTTACTTATGATGAAATTTTTCATCAATCTCTCTTGTTTAACCTCAACATCTATAAAAAAATCACCATCTCGTCGTTTCAAGCCTGTATCGATAGTAGCTCTTACTTTTTTTTCATAATCGTCAAGGGCTTTTTTTCTAATTTCACGAACCTCATCAATCGCAGAGCTTGATGTTGACACATCCGGCTCTTGTGCAAAAAGGTCCATAGATATTTGCCCTGCCGTCCTTTTCTTCTCCATCATTCCCTTTCATAATTATCCAGTTTTACTATGATATGTATATACCATATATTATAAAGGAATGCCTATGAAGAGAATGATATTACTTATGAGTTGTTTATTATTTAGCTCTATGAACTTTAGTAATTATGAAGCTTATATTGACTGTCCTAATTTTAATACTGATGATACGTGTGATTATGTTACGACGTGTGTATCTGAAATTGATAAAGTTATTGAAATCCTAGGGGCCAATGATATTTTCTCCAACGAGAAGGACTTCTATGACTTTGTAGACTTTGTCCTTGAACGTATGGAACTTGTCTCTGATGCAGAATTAAAACGAATGCTCTTCTTCTTTTTTATCTATCTTGTAACCGAATACGAAAAACATAAAGAGATAGGTATTAATCCTACTTATCTTAAATAGAGCCTAGAGCTTTTTTTCCTTCGAGTCATTTTCAATTGACCACGACATAGTTTTATATCGACGAGCGATTACTATTCTATCGCAGGAACCACATAATAAATTAACATCGTCATGTTCTTCCTCGTGCGTCATAGATATAATGTCTTCAATCCCTAATTCAACGTCACATTTGAGACATTTATATGTCCTACTCTTTTCCATAATTCTCTTTCGCCCTAAGGTTAAACATATATCCAATTCTACACACAAAAAAAGAAATAGGAATCGGTCCTATTTCTCGTTATTTCTTTATCTGAGCATGTAATCATTCTGACGATAATCGTCTTCCCTTTTTTACACCCCTTTTCGTCTTCTTCTCCATTTTAGCAAGCTGAGAATAATAATCTTTTGATTCCAATAAGTGGGCTAAAGCTATTTTGCCAGTCTTTATTGGATTATTATTTGTAACATTAGTCTTTGGGCTTACTTTGCCATGCTCAAGTTCAACTGCAAATCCTTTCTTAAAGGCAGATAAAGGAATCTTCTTTTCAGCTATCTTGAGCTTCTTGGCTACTTGTAGAATGTCGTCATTCTTCATAATCTTCTTTCTTTTGAGCTAGGCGAGAGGATAGCAGGATATCACTCTCGCTTTCAACAAGGGCTACGGAGAAGAAATTTACTGAGGACCGCCAAGGCCAGCATTTGGGGGTTGCTGAACTCGACTATTATAGTCTTGACTATTATAGTCTTGATAAGGTTCTTGGCGGCCATCAGCGGGCTGAGAACTTGCGGGTTGTGACCCCTTTAATATCTTCTTGGCTATCTTAGTAGCCTTAGACTTTTGTCTTGGTGCAAAGGGCATGTTACCACTTTCCAGCTTTATCTTTTCGGTTGTTACCTTTGATATCACCGTGAAGTTGTTCATCTATACCGCCCATGGTGTCATCATAACCATTGTTACCACCACAAGGGATTGATGAAACATCAGTAATCGATACCTCTTGAGGTAAGTTACTGCGGTTGTTATCAGCTTGTCTAACGCCATAGTATTTCTTTTTCATAAAACACCTCTGTAGAAACTGCGGATCTCTCCGCAAGGATTAACCTCTATCTACCCGTGAAAACTTTTTCACTTCGGTAATGGAGTTCAGACAAA